TTTTACACCCTCAAATAAAACCTCTACACTTCTTGAAACTTTATTAAAATTATCACTTTCTGGTGGATTAAAAGTATCTGGTTTTTCTAATGCTTTTTCTAAACCTTGATCTGTATGTTTTATTTTAAATACTTGATCCATATAAGTCTTATATTCAAAATATAAAACTTGAACAGTGTTTTCATCGTAAGCACCCCAACCGTAAATATAATTATTATTACTATAAGACTTTTGAATTTTTTCTAACGCGTCATCAGATATGTTTGGAAATTGTTGTTTTATTTCTGGAATAGTAACAGCTTTAACCTCTCCAACATAATATATATCTTCAAAATTAGGATCTTCTGTGTATGAATAAATCATATAAGCAGGATCAACATAATCTAAAGTTATACCTTCAGCTGTATTGAAATTTGTTTTTGCAGCTGCAATACCTAATGTAACTAGATCATAATTTAACCTACGTTTAAGTAAATCGTATTTATTTTTATCTAACGTTTGTGTTATTGCTTCTTCTTCAGCTATCTCAATTGATTGTTTATAAGATAGTTGTAAATGAAGTTCCATTTCTTCCATTGTTTTAGGAAGATCAACTGCTGGTATATTTGTTTGTGATATATCTTGTCCTGTAGTAGCTTTTACTTCTTCTATAATATCTTGACCATACATATTTTAACAGACACAGGATCATTAGCATAAGCTTTTATATCATAATCTTTATTAGAAATACCATTAGTAAGTATATCTACAAATTTAGATAATATAGGTACTGGTTTCCAATCTAAGTTTAAATAAGATAAATCACCATTTATAGATAATTCATCTTTATATTTTTGAGTTGATTGTTCACCTCTAGCATATAATCTACGAGTGTGATAATTGTGATAATTGTTAAAGGTTGTTAAATACCTATTTCCATTAGTTCTACCTTGCGCAAACCATTCTGATTGTATAGCATCAGCAACCTGACTACCATACTTCATACTTAATTTTTCCTCCAAAGGTACCACCTGATTGGGAAAAGCGCTATTAGTATTATAATTTATATTCATTTATTTTATAATTTTCGAAACAATACCAGTGTTATCATATTTTTTTATACCCAAATCATAAGATATAACTTGTCTTTTTGGTACAGGTCTGTATCTATTTTTGTTGCATGCCATTAAAGCAAGTCCAGAACTTATAGACGCATCATGCTTTGTTCTATTGTTTATGTTAAATCTACTCCAATCATTTAAAGTTCTTTGAAAATACATGTCTCCATAACCCTTATCTTGTAAACCTATAAAGTTTTCTATATAAGTTTCTATTGCAGCAGCGTGTGCTTGTTTTATATCTTCACTTGAGTTTGGTATACCTCCAATATCTCTTTCAGTAACAGATAACTTGTTATATATTTTGTCAGGTCTATTCATTGAAAAACCTCTATATCCTCTTCTTTTAAAATGATACAACAATCTAGGTTTATTATTTTCCGCTAATATAGGCATGCCATAAAAAACACAGGCCATAAGTACATCTTCAAAAAATATCTCTGCTGTTTGAGGTCTAGCTATATATTCTAAAAAGAAATGATTAGGTGGAACGTCTAGCATACTAAAACTAGTTAATCCATGCAACGAACCATTAGAACCTCTACTATCCACTGTTCCAGATATATCATAACTATCACAACCAAAAGCACCTAAATCCTCATTACCTGGATATTTAACCCCATTCTTTACTATTACACGATTTTGTAAGTTTTCAGGTGGAACCCAAGTTACTAAAAATCTGCCATTGCTATTTGGAACAAATATAACGCTAGTATCTTTTATTCCATCTCTCCATTGGAAACTACCTTTAGTAACTAAATTACTGTGTTTTAAATCTCCATTAAAATCAATTTGCTCATAAATTTTTGTCAAATTAAAAAGAGATTGCTTTGCTTCATCTCTAAAAGCATGTTCTTCAGTTCTTGGAAATTGTCTATAAAATTCATTTAAAGCATCTTGATCTCCTTTTAAACCGTTTACTTCGTTTTGCCAATATTCAATTACACCTAAATCTATTATATCTCCATGCGGTCCAACACTTTCAGTTTCTGGTGTTTCGAATACAGGTACGCCATAAGAATCAATGTATCCTTCGTAGTTCCATTCCATAGGTATGAACAAACTATATAATCCCGAGCGAGTCTGTCCGTTGCGGTTTCGTTTTGTAACGTCGGAGTCATAATATAGTTTTTTAAAGTTATCACCACCTTTGTCCAGCGCATTACAGGTACTACCCATCATACACTTTCCAATAATTCTACTACCTAATCGTAGTGTGGTTTTCGTAACCCTCCAGTTGTTGAGGATGTTGTTCGGACGTTCCCATTTACCCGATTCATCGTGGACGAGGAGTTTGAGTTTCTCTCCATCATAGGAGTTATCACCGGTGTTCTTCCAATCGATGGTCGTGTCAAGTCCCTGTAATTCCTGTTGGGTTTCGTCAGGGGTTGTGGTAAGTTTTCTACGGGTGAACTTACTGGCGGGGACACGGTAGGCAAGCTCGGTCTTTGGACGGTCCATTCCGTCCTGGATGGGTTTGAAAAAGAAGGGATAATTAACTGAAATTGGAACCACCTTGTCTGTGAACATCGTCTTTGCATCAGGACCGGACTTTGAAAGTATACCATACCTGGAGTCACTTGATATGGTTGCCATGTTGACCACCTCTCCAGAGGCCATGAAAGAAAACCCGGAACGCCTGTTCTTAAGGTAGCACATCCCATAGGATCGTGGATCTGCCTTGCAAGCTTCCCAAAAGATAAAGAATAATCTGTTTGCTTCCCTATAGTCTGGCTTCCCAACATCAATTTTGGACCACTGCAAGTACATAAAATGAGTACCACTAATGTAAGTAGCCACACCTTTATTATAGAACCAAAAGCCTTCGTCTCTGCGAGTAAATTCTTTATCAATGTAATCATACCATTTCTCCTTGAAATCAACAGGGTATCTCTCCCAATCAAATATCGTTTTTATTTTCTTTAATTCAACAGGTATAGGGGTTTGCTCCCAAGTATTAGACTTAAACTTATGTACGTCTTTTGGTTGTTTTGGTAGAGCTATTTTTAAATTTTGTATTTCATATATCTCACCTATTTGACCAGTCTTACTTATAACAACTACATCATGCTCTTTGTTATAACCATATTTCCATTTTTTATATCTATTGTTTTTTTTGATTATATGTGGTTTTATATAATCATCTAAAACTTTATAAAGATCTTGAGTATACATTATTTAGATCTACCTTCAGCAAAACCTTTAAAAGCTCTTTCTTTTTTAACTTCTTTAGGTTTCTCATTTAACATATTCTCTTCTTCTTGTATGCGTTGTAGTATTTCAAACGCATCAAATATAGCTAGTTTTTTTGTAGCGGCAGCGTTCTTAAGTCTGTCAGCTGATATATCATCATCTGAATCAACAATAGCTTCTTTAGCTACTTTGATTAACTCTTCAACTGCTTTTTGCCCAGCTTGGATTATACTCTTTTTGGTCTTCTTTATATCCATGTTCTAATAAAATATCATTTGATTTCATACAATACAAACGCTCACCGTCTATATTAAACTCCCATTCTGACCCAGCTTTATAAGTAACTATGTGTCCTGGAGTTATTCTTAGCTCTTCTAAGAAGCTATTACCTATTTTTAGTATACCAATATTGTTTAATTCTTTTTTGTTTAATAGAATATCTTTATTTTTAATAGGTATTATAAAGCACCTATCGTTTAAAGAGTTCCAATATTTATTTCTTTTATACAAATAAACCTGGTCTACACTAGCAAAATATAAATCATCTTTAAAATAAGATCTACTATTTGTCTGCTTACCTTGCATGTTATAAAATCTTCTAAAAATGTTTTGATGTATTACAACTATATCACCCTGTTTAACAGGCGTTGCAATAGCGAGAGGTGTTGATACTACTTCAGCAAATCTATTTACAAATTTCCAACCTTCAACTTTAGTATTTAAAACTAATTCCTTATCACCTATTTTTTTTGTATTAGAATATCTTTCACCTATCGGCTTAACGATAAAATCATACACACTTCTCATTAGTACTTAAGATCATACTCGATTGATATAGCCATGTTAGAATTAAACTTCTTCCAAGGTAATACCTCATCGTTCTTTTTTATATAAATGTTATATGATAAATCTTTATCTTCTAGCAGTATGTGAGATATAGTGTG